ATATCTTCTCAGGCTAGAACATATTTGTTTGAACCAAATGATGATATATTAGCAACTAACTTTATTGCACAAAGTAATGCTAAACTAAAAGTTATTCAAGATAACAGAGGTTTACAAACATTTAGAGTTCGTTTGGATAATACTTTGAATACACCTGAAAGTAGAGACAGAAATGAAATCTATTTTGTAATTGAATTATTACCAATCGGTGCAGTTGAGTTTATTGGCTTGACATTTGTTGTAAATAAATCAACTAGTGCAATTAATTTCAATGCTTAACAATTAAAAAAATACTAATTAAATAAAAACATAAAGATATGCCAACTTCAGGATTTAGAAATGTACCCAATTATTACGAACCACTAAGACCAAATAGGTTTGAATTGTTCTTTACTGATACTACATTGGGATTAAGTAATTATACATGGATTGTCAACGCAGTTGATAGACCAAAGATGAAAGTTAATTCAGTTCCAATTAAATACTTGAACTATGAGCAAAAAGTAGCGGGTCATGTAACATTTGATGATTTGCAATTGGAGTTCATTGACTTACAAGGACCATCCTCAGTACAATTATTGATGGAATGGTATAGATTATGTGCTGAAAATTTAACAGGTAGAATGGGTTATGCTTCAGGTTACAAGAAAGAAATTAGACTTGTTGCTCTTGACCCAACTCTTGTCAATGTTCAACAATTTACGATTTTTGGTGCATTCATCACCAATATTGATTTCGGTAAGAATGAATATACTAGTGATGAAGTACAAAAAATAAACGTAACACTTAGTTACGATTACGCAGAAAACAATTACTAATAAAGTTGTAATTTTAAAATTGAAAATCCCAAGTATTTTATTTGGGATTTTTTTTGGTATAAATATTGTATATTTACAATAATAAAAAATTTAATAATATGATAAAATATAATTTAGAAAATCATTTAAAAAATAATTGGTTCAATACTGATGATACGTTTTCAATAACAAGTACTGCAATAAAAGATTATTTTGAAAAAACTTATCAGTACAAAGACTTTAAAAAACAAATAGAATTTGCAGGTTTTGATAAAGAAGAAATTTCTATAATGTATGAGAGTGACTATTTGACAGTTGAGGGTAAATCTGTCATGTTAAACACTGATTATACTAAGAAGTTTTACTTACCTGCAAAACATTATGATGTTGATAAGGTAAGTGTTAAGTTTGAGAAATGTATTCTTACAATTGATTGTAAACTGAAAGAAGAAACTCAATCAAAATTAATGAAAATTAAAATTAATTGAGAAACAATGTTTACAAAATGTAACAAATCAAGATATACACAGTTTTGAAAATTGTGTATATCTTTGTTGTATTTTCCTATTTTAAAACTTAAGTATAGTGTTTATTATGACACCTTTATTCACACTATCCTGCTTGCCATTTAAAATGTACTCCTTATACTGTAGTCTACTGCTGTAGATTTTGCCATCTTTGAGTATGACACCTTTTTAAATTCACGAGTTTCTCAGGTATTCAGGATACTTAAGTTATTTCTTTATTTGTTTTAAATCTGACCAATCAGGTTCAAAGAAGTTTATTCCTTTAAGAAATGATTGGTTTGTTTTATTTTTATATTCTATTTTATAACCTTTAGCAGTTTTTTTAATACCTCTTAAAACATGTGAAACATTTCCAATTTCCGCACCTGAGAATCTACAAAAATCTTTTGGTGTAGAAAATTCTAATATCTCTTGAGTTAAAACATTAGTACAGATAATAGTATCTTTAGGATTTCTTGCATTATACTTTATTTTAAATTTTAAGTAAATTTCACAAATTAATAATGGAGTATAGCTAAAAATATAATCAATTGTATAGTTTTTATTAGTTTTTAACATACTATTAATTACTTTATAATTTATATTTAAATCTTTAGCACATTCTCTTTGTGAAAAATAAGAGGTAGATTTTAAAAATCTGTCATACACATAAAATTTTATTTGGTTACTTTTATATTCTAACTTTCTAGTATCTCTTAATCTGTATTGAGTTATTTTCTGAGTATTTGTTAATAAATATCCTTCATCTAAATATTTATTAATATAAAATAACTCTTTATTATTTAATTCTTCTTCTATAATATTATCCTCTAAACATATTATAGAAGGTTTTAATTTATGCTCTAACCACAATTTTCTCATCCATCTTGCTCTGTAACATTTTTGTTGTGTTTTATTATTTTTATCATTAAAATGAGATTGTAATCTTTTTTCTAAAGAGTTAACAGTTTGTCCTATATATCTTATTTTATTAGTTAAAGGACAAATTAAAGCATAAATTTTACCTATCATACATCTATAATTAGATACAAATATGTAAAATATTTTAGAATTTCTTTCCTCCTTCTTTTTCTCTATTTTCTAATTTATGGTCTGCTCTTTTAAGATTATAATTTAGTTTTTCTTCTATTGCACCCCCTAAATCATAACCTTTTAATCCTGCTAAATCACAAATTCTAATTACAGCATCTGCTAATTCTACTTCTGCCATTTTCCTATGCGGTAAATGGTCATCCATAAGGTCTTTTCTAAAACCTTCCATAGCTTCAGATATTTCTGAATGTACTAATGCTAACATAGTACCATCTTCTCTAGAATTTTTATGCCATCCAGCATTTTTAGCTTGATTGTGACAATATTCTACTAATTTATTTATTTCTTCTTTCATTTTTTTTAAATTTTATTTTTTGTATTCCTGTCATATTTACCATTGTCTTCTAAATTTATCAATTGCTTCTCCTACCCAATTGCCATTTCCTAACTCTTCACCTTCTCTATTTCTATAAACATGACCATTTCCAAAAGTGAAAGTTGAATCAGTATCTTTATATTCTTTTGTTTTTTCTTCTACACCAAATAATTTTTCTAACCAATTAGGTTTAAAAGTTACTTGATAAATTGAATAACTACCTTGTTTTAATTTTATTTCTTTAATTTTCATCCCTTATTTCTTTGCACAAATATATAAATAAAAAATGAAATTGTAGCAAAATTTTTAAATTTTTTACTGAAATCCCTAGCCTTCGCAAAACACACATTCTTCAAATGTGCTACCCTTCATATCTCTGGATAGAATACTCTCTGTTCTTACATAGTATAAACTCTTAAGACCTTCTTCCCATGCAGTATAGTGTACTTTATTAAACCACTTAGGTTCTACATCAGCAGGAAAGAATAAGTTTAAGGATATACCTTGATCTACATATTTCTGCCATATAGCAGCTTGTTTAACTAACTCTAATTGATTAATCTCATAAGCAGTTAAGAATACTTCTTTCTCTTCAGGAGTAAGAAATTCACACCATTGACAAGAACCTTTATGCTCTACTGCTAATTTATTCCAAAACTCAAATGTGTTGTATTCTGAATATTTCTTAGAAATAAGTCTTTCAAAGTTATAATTTCTTCTGATAAATGTACCTTTAGCTGATTGTTGAACCCAAGCATTAGCTACAATAGGTTCTAAACCTTGAGATACACCACCACTAACTAAACTATTGGTTGTTGTAGGTGCAACAGCAAATAACGCTAAATTTCTGTTTTCATCACACCATTCAGGATTACCTAAAATTGCCCCATATTTCTTATTGTAAGCCTCTCCTTGCTCTTTCATCCAAGAACCTATCCTATTGGATAATGCTCTGCTCTGAAGTGATACAAACGGTGTTTTCTTCTTTTGTAAGTATGTATGCCAACCAAGAACACCCAATCCTAATAATCTACTTTTTTCAGCAAATCTAACCGCATTATCAAATCCTGGTTTACCTTTAGCTTGGGAAATAAAGTAAGACATATTAGTATCTAAGAATAATAAACCAAACTCTATAAAATCAGGCTCTTTCATAATCTCTTCTATGTAGATAAGATTAATAGATGCTAAATCACAAACAACTGTATGGTCTTTATCATGAAAAGACATAATTTCGGTACATATGTTAGTTCCATCAATTTTGAGATTCCTCTTAATCATATCAGCAGGTTTAAATCTATTAGCATTATGATAGTACATAATATAAGGTTGGCCAGTCTTCATTCTAGCAGATAATGTTTCTGCCCATACCTCTAAGTTTTCAGAGTTAGTCTTTAAACTTTCCATAAAGTAATCATCAATAGTAAAACAATGGTTTAAGTTTAAACACTGTCTATTGACATCACCTTTAGGTTGTCTCATCTTTAAGAACTCTTTAGCATCCTTATGTCTAATAGGTAAATTAATTGAAGCAGCACCTCTTCTAACAGAACCTTGATTAGCTGCTATAATAGCACTATCATATACCTTTAAGAAAGGTATTACACCCTCACTAAATCCTCCTACACTAATTGGTTCACCTCTACCTCTAATCTTATCTACTGTAATACCAACACCACCTCCCATCTTAGTGAGCATAGCTAACTCATGAGTTTTTAAATAAATATTATCTAAAGAATCTTCTACTCTCTCAATAAAACAAGAAATAGTGTAACCTCTGTTAGTACCAGTATTCGCAAGTATAGGTGTGGCTGGACATAACCAACCTTTCCACATATAATCAAACCATTTGTTTTGAATTTCTGATATTCTTTTTACAGAAATTTGATCTCCATTTGTTGTACTAAATAATGTTTCACTTAAAGTTTTAACAATTCTTTGATACATCTCTTTAGGGGTTTCATTATCTAAAAGATGTTGTCTTTTAAGAGTTTTTAAACCTTCTTCTTTCATCCACTCAGGATAATCAATTCCTTCTTTCCAATTGTCTATCATTTTCTAATTCTTATTTTATTAATTGCAAATTTTAAATATGTATCCTGTCTTTTATTAAATTCTTCTTCTGTTAAATTAGTTGTTGCAGGTTTATTATTTATGTAAAAATATTTAGTATAAAAGTAATATGCAGAATTTATGCATTTTTCATATTCTTCTTTTATATCCATACCTTAAAATAAGTCCGAAGCTTTGAATGTAACATCGGTGTAATCGCTAACTCTAACTGCAAAAAAATCACCGAACTTCTGTCCAGAAGAGAGTTCATCAAACCAACTCATCTCTTGCAATAGGGTTTGGTCCACATAAAACTGTGCTTCATACCCTAATTCTTTAAGTTTTAAGTTTATTCTATGATTAATAAAATTTTTAAGTTGTTCTTTAGTAAGTGTTCTAATAGAATCTTCTGAAAATAATTGTTCTATAAAAGCAAATTCTAAATCTCTAGTTACTTTAGCCGCTTCATGAATATCATTTTTAACTGTTTCTCTTATAGAAAAGTTTTCTTTACAAAGAATATTAAATAGATATATACCCCCAATAGAGTGAAGATTCTCATCTCTAATAGAATAGTTTACTATTTGAGAAATACCTTTTAATAGGTTTTCTTTTTGAAAAGATAAAAGAACTGCAAAACTAGAAAAAAGCAAACAACCTTCAGCAAATGCTGAGAAAATAGCTAAACTTCTAGCTAATCCTATATTATCAGTAGTATCTGGAGATTCTATAAAGTAGTCTAATTTAGCCTTAGTTTTTTCATCATGTAAGAAAGCTTGAAAATCATCTAATCCCAATTCTTCATTAATCATGGCATAATTATCCATGTGAATACTTTCAAAGTAAGAAAATGATGAAGACATCATAGAAATTTCTGGTTTAGGAAACCATTCAGCCACTTGTCTCCAATAGTCACCGACTAATATTTCCATTTGAGTAAACCCTTTTAAGATTCCCCCAATAACATTTTTCTCACTTTGAGTAATCATATTCCAGTCTTGGATGTCTTGAGATAATTTAATCTCGTCTTTAGTCCAATGAACCATCTGTTGTTTACGATAAAAATCGTAAGCTTCTGGATATTCAAAAGGACGATAATATTGTCTTGGTTTTGTTATCATAGTAATTTTAATTGTTTATTTTATCGTTCTATAGATGAACCAAAATGCTCCTAAGAGAAAAATTGGTAAGATTCCTAATGTTAATTTCATTAAAAAAATATCTGTTATTAATTGAACACCAAAGAATTTCATAAATGAAAATATAAGTGTTGGTAGGGTCAAATATACGGTAAATTTTGGTAAAAACAAGAAAAAACCTAAAAAAAGATTATCTAAAATTTGACCTAATCTGCTTTGTACTATGTTTTTTAAGAATTTTTTCATGATACTTTTTTCTCATCAAATAGTTTAGTAATTTTTTGAATTAATGGGCTTCTTACGCAGTCTGAATCAACGAATTCAATAACTTTAATATGATCATCAAAATCTTTAAGATGTTCAGTTAAAAACATTAATCCGTTATCTTTTTTATCTTTAAAATCTCTTTGTCTGATATCGCCAATGATAATCATTTTACCACCTTCTTCAAGACGAGTTAAAACAGTTTCAGCATTATCAATAGATGTATTTTGAAATTCATCAAAGATATTAATATTATCAAGAGATAAACCTCTTAGATTACCCATTGGTATAATTTCAATAATTTTTTCTTTAAAAAGTATTTCTAATGCAATTGGAGATAATAGTTTATTTAATTGCATTGAATATGACATTAATACATACTCTAATTTTTCTTCAACACCACCTGGTAATGTACCAATATCTTCATGTTGAAGTTGTTTTAAAGGTTTAAATATTCTAATTTTAGTATATTCATTGTCGTGTGATAATAATAGGTTTATTGCTTGAATTAATGCAATATAGGTCTTTCCTGCGCCAGCTATGCCTGTTGCAAGAACATACATCGCATCTTTATTCATTATTTCATTCATAAAGATTTCTTGATTTTCAGTTTTACCTGCAATCTTTAGATATGGTTTACCAACTTTTTTCCTGATCTCTTCTTTCTTTGCTTTCAGCCTATCAACATCACTTCCTTCGTCACCGTATTTTTTAACTTTCTTATTCACACGCATTTTATTTCATGTAAATAGGTCATCTGATATATTACTTCTTAAAAAGACTATCAATTTATCATCAAAATATTTTATTTTTTGATAAGAAAGATTCATTTCTTTTATAATTGTCTTATTGTCATAGTGTTTCAAATATTTGTGTTCGTAAAAATTTTTCAATGTCTCATCTTGACAAATTTTCATAATTTCACTAACAGAATTAAATTGTTTTTCATAATCGGGTTTAATATAAACAGGTTCAATATCTTCCACACTATTTTCTAAAGAAACATATTTTTTATACTTTTTACGATTAATTTTTCTAACATAATCATAAAAATGATTTTGGGTTACAGTATATACCCAATTGTCTAATGTTTTTTTGTTAAGTTTTTTATGGTAGTTTATAATAATTTTACTCATTGTTTCAGCACTTAAATCTTTTGATAACTGGGGATTGGAAGTTTTTGAGTAAAAGTAACTTAATACTAATTTTTCATACTTTTTGTAAATTTCTTTGTCTAATTTTTCTTTTTGTATATCTAACATTTATTTCCATATAATAAAACATTTAATTATTGTTTTAAATTACTTTTAATTAAATCAAATATATATCTTTTTCCGTAGTTTTGCATATTTGTATTCAAATCATCATTATTATTATACATTTGGATTTTAACATTTGTTAACCCTAGACTCAATAATCGTTCCTGAATTTCTAAAGATGAGTTTGGTGTCATGTTGTAATTAAAATTTTGTCGTTTATCAATGGCATCAGGATTTAATAATATTACAACATTAGGTTTATATTTAATCAACTTTGATAATATATTATCATAGAGAGATTTACCTAATAAAATGATTGTATTTACAGGTATGGTTGTATATTCAAAGTATGCTTCAACAATATAAACAGTTCCATTCCAATTTATATTTTTTTCATTGAAAATTATCTCTTTCTTATCTGCATTTGGTAGTTTATATGCTTGATTCTTCTCAACATTATCCTTAAAGGTTCTACTAATAAAATAGTTAATTTTACCATTGTTATCATATGATGGTATTATGATTTTATCTTTATAGAAACCTTCAATACAAAACCCAAGTTTATCTTTATATATAATTGATTTTGAAACTTTTCTTTTCTTTATATATTCATATGCTTCTACATGTAATGTATTGTTATTATCCATGTTACTAAAAGAAATAAATTCTTTTGGTAATGAAAACACTTTAAATTTTTTTATTTGTGAATGAATTGTTGGTTCATTCTCATATTTAAGGAATTCTTCTATCTGTTGTTTATTGGCATATCTTTTAAAAATAAAAAAAAGTGGACCTGATAACCCACACTTCCAACATTTACAAACTTTATTGTATTTCCCTTTATTATTTAAAGAAATATTTACTTCAAGATTGTATTTATTATCATCAATACCATAATTTAATTTGGTACATTCAGGACAATTAAATTGCATCTGTGTTGATGCATTACTTTTAGGATAACCAAAGACTGACTCAAGAAGATTATAAATCATTTTTAATTTTAGTTATTGCATTACTATGAATTTTAATAACTTCTTTTTCTTGCATATTTAATATATCACTTATTTGATTAAAACTTAATTCAGGTTTATCAAAAAGTCCATATCTATATGATATAATAAGTTTTTCAATCTTATTAAGATTTTCTAACTTTATACAATTCAAGTCAAAATTCCTATAAATACTATCATCATTCATTATTGATGACACTAATATTTCTTCATATGTTATTTCTTCACCTCCATTAAAAGAAGAGTGAATTGAAAATATATTATTATCATCTATGGCGTTTAAAGATTTGGCAATTATTTCACTAGCGGTTTCTTCGCCTAAATCTTCTCTTATATCATCAATAATTGGGTCAAAAC